ATAAGAGACAGACCTTGCTGGCTGCTGTTGGTTGTGGTTGCGGGGGGGTTGCGCATTGGTTGCGTCACGCTGCCCGTGGGGGGGATGGGTTGCGTCTTGACCAGTCGTCGCGGCAGTCGACGTCGCAGAATGTGGAGCCTGCGGGGACTGATGCGCTGCAGTTGTGGCAGCAACCGCACGCGGTCAGGGTGTAGGCTGGCTGAATGGATCGGCGAATAGCCTGCTGCAAGATGATGGCTTCGGCCTCTTGAGCCATGTCCACGATGTCCATCAGACGCTGCGCAGCTTGGGTGATGACAGCGCTTCGATGGCCGATGTCATCCGATGTAAGTCAGCGACGGCCTGGACGAATGCGGCCTGGAGCTCGGCCAACTCTTGTTCGTCGCGCGTCGGGCGTGGTTGCTCGTATCCGGCGATGGCGCAGAAGTACTGCATCGCGCAGTGGTGACCAGCCTGGCACGACATGCGAAGGAGGTACAGCAGCTCGTGCGGTGCGAGGTGCTGCCGGCGATCCGGGTTGAGGCTGTCGCTGACCCGGCTCGCCGCCTGCTCGATCGGCAGCGCGGGGAACAGCTTGGCCCCAACTGCTTTCGTCCCGCCGAGCGCGCGAACCAAGTCGCGCAGAGCTTCTTCCATCGACTCGTACTGCATCGTTCCTCCTTCTGGATGGGTTGTCCGTGGTTGTCCGAGGTTCACGGACAAGCGCGGACAAGCGCACTGCTATCGTGAATTCAAGCAGCAATCTGGCGCGATGACAGGTAGGCCCAATCAACATCTGACCTGAGGTCTTCGCAGGTAACAGCCCCACCGGTGGCGATCTCGATGTCGATGCACCGCTGCACAGGAACAGTAAGCCGGCCGCTCTTCCATTGGGCAACCATCGCTGGATGGACGTCCAAAGCACGAGCCAACCTGGCGGCAGATCCTTGGTCTTGAAGGTAAGTCTTGAGGTCCATTGGGTAACGATAGCACGGACTAATGTTGGGTGCAATAGTTTTTACGAATTGCATAGGATACGGATGTGAACAAGACTGAGCGGATGAGTCGGGAATCTTTGGCAATCGAAAAGCTCAAGGCAATGGTGGAGGCGCATGGCGGGCCGGCGGCATTTGCCCGCACGTGGAGCAGGAATACAGACCATAGCCCGATTGATGCGTCATACGTTTCGCAAATCTTGAACGGGCATTCGCCATTCGGGGAAAAAGCGCGGCTGAAGATGGCGATCCGCTGCAACCTCGATCCGCAGTATTTCGAGCAAGAGACGCAACCGCACGCGCAAGAGGCACGGCCACCCGTGGCAGACCAAAGCCTTGCTGAGTACGTGGTGACAGACTCGTTGACCGTCTTGGAAATCCTGCGCATCATTCGACAACTCCCCGGGCGCGCGCATCTTGAGATTCTTGGCGCCGTGCGCGTGATCGCGGCCGCTTACGGGGTAAGGCGGACAGCGACGACAACCACAAACAGCGATGACACAGCAGACACGAACACCCAGGTCCCGGCTGGCTCCTGACCAGCCAGCTTCGCCGATCGTTGCATCTGGCCCGGCGAAGACTACGGCCGCACCCGACGTGACTCCGGTCAGCGACGGAGCGATCGCCGTCGACAGCGCTGCCACAGAGCCGACCGTGCGCGCGGTGCTCGTCGACATCCGGCTGCCGTTTTTTTCGGTCGTGCGGTTGATCATCTACGTGATCATGGCGACCGTGCCGGCCGGAATCTTCATCGCGCTGTTCGTGGTAGGGTTGATTGGTCTGCTATCGCGATGAGTCAATACTATCGACGCTGAGACCAAGCCCGCTTGCGCGGGCTTTTTTGTCGCCTTGCGTGATAGTAATCACTATTGACACCGTCGCTAGTGTGAGCTATCGTGCAGGCGCTGTCACAGCAAACGGCAGCAACACCGATCAACCGATCTCGAAGAGGCCCACCCATGCCAAACCCCGTCACCAAACTGCTGCGCCAGCGGGCGCAACGCATTCTTGCCGCCTGCAGGCTGTTGGCGGCCGAGGTCCAGCTGCAGCGCGTTTCCGATGCGCTGACCGAATCCACCAGGCGGCGGATGGCGCACGACAAGAGGCGGGAGCTCTTCGCGAGGAGGCTGCGCGCTGAATGGCGCGTCGAGCTGTGCCGGGCGGCGTATCACCGCGCGCGGGAGGTGGCGAATGGACGTGCTTGATGGCCTGCTGGTTGGAATCTACCTGCTGTGCGTGCTGGTCGTGGCCGGCGCGATTGGCGAAGGCCTCGGCGAAGACGAGGATGACCGGCTGTGACCAAGCACGTCATCATCATCGACGACCCAGAAGGGCCGGCGGTTGCCCGGGCAATCGGGATCGCGCTCGCCACGTGCCAGGGACGCCATTCTGGCATGGTCACACTGGATGCGCGGCGCGTACTGGATCCGTATGCGGTCGAGCAAGCGGCGGCGTGCGAACCGAATGCACTGGTAATCATCGGCGCGCCGCCGGACCACGCGGCGCTTTGGCAGCGCCTGATGACGCTGGCGATTCAGCCGACGTGGACGATCAACCTGCGATCGACACCGGTCAGGCGGATCGCGGCGCCCCAGGTGGTGGTGACCACCAGCGGGGAGCCACCGCAGAGCTGCTGTATTCCGAGCGTCTGGAAGATTCTGGATCTGCGCAATCAATCGAATTGGGGAGGATGACATGGTCAGCTTGCGTCAACATATTTTGCAGCACTTGCTCATTCATGGGCCGAAAACACGACAGGAACTGTCGGCCATGATTGGCATGCCGTTGGACGATCTGCGCGGCAGCATTGGGCCGGCGGTTCGGGACAATCTCATCGAGCGCGCCAGCGACGGCCCGGGATGCGTCCTGTACCGTCTGACCACCAGAGGGCGGGAATACTGTGCGCGCAATTACGCAAGCGAAAAGACGCCCGACCAGGCGGCACTGGAAGAGCAAGCGGTTGACACGCCAGCAAGCACGGTACAGCCGCAGGATTCCGGGTGGTCGACAATGCTCTGTAGTCTGATCAAGACGGAAAGCGAGGTACAGGCCACGCAGCCCGTTGATCCGGATGCCCTGGAGGGCTGTGCTACTCCTTTGACTTCCGATCAGCGCGCGCCAGAACAGGACAGCGGCACGGAACAGATTGAGCTGCAGACGATTCCTCAATCGGTATCCGGAGACTGCTATCCGTTCGGGCTGCTCGAGTACGTTGCGGTGATCGATGGCAAGCCCGGACTGCAGGACTGCGAGCTGCTGGCCAGTGAAGACTGGGTCGACAGCGCCATCGGGATTGCCAGGCGGGAAGGCAAGACGGTGCGGGTGTATCGGGTCGAGCTGGTCGGCGATGCGCATCATGATATCGTTTTTTCGGCGGTCGAGTGATGCGTACTGGACGATTGAAAGACGTATGCAAACATGCCCAATGGTTTTTGCCAGACGGCTTCGAGGTGCGCATCAGCATCGAGCACGGACACGTCGACGTCACGCTGTGGGCGGACGACGGCGAGTTCCTTGCATTGCCGGATAGCGGAGGAGACAATCTGGCGGAACAAGTTGCTACTGCTGTGCGGGAAGCGTGCACGATTTTCCGGACGCGGAGCATTTCATGCAAGTGACAGCGTTGCACCCACCGCTCGGCAGCTTCATCCGTCCCGTGCCAGCCGCTCTGTACTGCTACCAGGTGATCAAAGTCACTCCAGAAGACGCAGATGGTCCGGAGTGCCTGTTCTGCAAGCGCTTCGGGTACGACCCGGAAACGCAACGACCTGTGAAAGACGGACACCAGGACATCCGCTACTTGAAGGGCCTCAAGGAGGTCATGGACGGCGTGTGGAAAGACGAGTGGGAGTTCGACACGCCCCGCTGGACATGCGTGCCGCTGTACTGGCGGAAGATGCACATCGATGATGTCCAGATCGCCGGCGGCTCTGCGGCGATTCAACTGTCGCTATTGTGACGGAGAACAAAGATGAACTACGAACAATGGCGCATAAGTTACCAAGACAGCGAACAAGCGGCGAGGGCAACGTTTACCTTAGCAGCCGAGCTCGCAGCAGAAAACTTGGAACTGCGGCGAATAGCATCGGCAATCGAAAGCGACCCGACAGAGCCGGAGCATCGGCGGCAATGGGCCAAACAACTGTTCGCGTTTAACGCACAAGAGCAGGCGCCGGACGCTTGCGGCCGGTTGACTGAAAAGCAGCCGATTGCTGTGCCAAACGATTGGCCGGCCGTTTGGGACTTGGTCATGAAAGACATGAATGACCGCGACAAGATGGGAACGCGGAAGCACGGCACGCGCCTACAGCCGCACAACGGGCGCGACGCTCTGGTCGATGCCTACCAAGAGGCGCTGGACCTGGTGGGTTACCTGCGGCAAGCGATCTACGAGCGCGATGCTCAACAACGTAACAACGATTGGTTTTCACGATCAGCGAAAACAGGCGGCGAACAAGTCAACCCTCGGAAAGCGATTGGCGAACGCCACGCCGATTGAGTTTAGGGATGACCTGACCCGCAGACCTACGATCAGGCGCTGCATGAGATCGGCTGCCTCGAACAACAGGTCGTCGACCTGCAAGAGCAACTGGCCGAGGCGCGCCAACAGATTGCGGTATTGAGCACGGCGAAAGCCGCTGACATGCCGCACAACGCACAAGCTCAGGCGCCGGACGCTTACGGCCGGTCGCCTGGAGCGACTGGTTCGGCGTGACGTTCGGCAAAAGGAAAAATGATGGCGTATTGCCCGACACCAGGACCGTTGCCAGGAGAGCAATGGATCCCATCCAACGCCACCGAAGGCGGGCTGATTCTGTGCTCTCTGTGCTCCAAGTGTGCCCGCGACAAAGCCATGCGCGAAGGCGCAGACTTCGACGAGTGCGACGACAACGAGCTTTGCGAAATAATCGCAGCCTCGTTCCGTGGCCAGGCTGTCGAGTGGCGCGAGATGCCTGACGGCGAGGTAACGTGCATTGCGTTTGTGCCAGACGGAGAAGTAATAACAGACCCGCGATGCACGATGACGCGCGACATGTTTGAGACGCCGAACGCACAAGCTCAGACGCCGGCCACTATGGCCGACATATTGGTGCTACACGCTGAGATTTAGCGCCTGCGCGCAGCTCTTTACAGATTGCTTTACGATGACATGATGAACGACATCACGGACTCGTGCGAGCAGGCTAGGCAGGCACTAGGTGACTGGATGCCGAACGCAGAGCTAAGGGGCCGGCCGCTTGTGGACGGTCCCGCTTGAGCGACTTGTTATGAGGCGGATTTGATGCGGAACAGCTCCCACAGCCCCGGATGCATGCGGGCCTTGCCTGCTTCCCAGTCCTGCCAGGTGCGCAGCGTGGAATGGATGAGATCTGCCGCCGCCGACTGCGAGAGCCCGACCGCCTCGCGGGCGGCGCGGACCTCATTGGGCGCGGGGTTGCGTGCCGGGCTTCCGGCCCGGCCGCGGTTGGGATGGTTTGCCATGACGCGTTGCCTATCCGGCAGTGAAAGACCCGGCTTACTCGCCGCAGATGATGTCGTTGATCTCGTGCAGCAGAGAGAC